GTTGATGGCATTTCAAGACTATATTTTAGTCCTGTTTTATCAGATGATAAAATTAATGTACTTTTATTTGACCTTCCTAAAACTTTTCCAGTATCATGATCCACTAAAAACTTTGTGTCAGCACCAGATTCTAGGTATTCATCAAAAGCACCATTTTGAAACTTCTCACGGAATTTATAATAATAGCCAATGGGAACTGATAACCGCTCCCATTTAATGGCATATCCTTCAATATATCTTTTGCCATCATCTGCTACACGGATTTCAAAATCACTTATTGACCTATGCTCTATTAGATTTTCATTTCTAACTTTAGTTTCCGGCATTTGCATTACCTCCCTTCAACATTGCTTTAGGTTTGTTTTCTTTGGCATAAATAAGCGGCACCATATTGCCATTAACTAGGCGAATATTACCGCCTTCTTCTTCTGGTATAAGGTTCATATCTTCCAAATCAAGTATCTGATTAGCGGATAATACGCCATTTTGCCGCATTGAGTTGTAATACTCTGTCCTGGTTTTCGTATCACCTTTTAACAATTTATTGGTATTAAATTTAGCAAAATACTTTTTCTGTTCCAATGTACTTAATAAATCCTTATATATCGTTGAGGTTATCCTCTCATCCATTGGGTCAATAGTTTCCTGCCAATACTCAATATTTAACTGCTCTATTGAGTTATAATTTACACCCTCAAGACTAAATGCCTTATGAGGAGTAACCCCCATCAACCGGCAAACTTCAATGATTTCAAATTTTCTTGACTCCAAAGCCTGAGATTGTTCTGGATTTGAATCCATTTTAGTAATCTTAAATCCACCTTCCAGAATTGCCCATTTGTGTTGGCTCATTACGCCGGAATATACTTTACCCCAATCTTCTTTAAATTTTTGAAATGCAGGATTATTAACGCCACCTGGATACTCGATGAATCCACCCATGTTAGAACCATTTTCAAAATAGTCTTTTGCATAATTATTCAAATCAATTGTTAATCCTAAAACATCGGCTGCTATTGTAATAAAATCTTCCGGTATCTCATCGTTCTGGTAACGAAGACCAGGGGTATACATAAAATTACCCTCATAAATCCTTTCCATTAAAGGTAATTTTGGATTATTGTTGTTATAGTAAACGTCTATATATCGCTCACCTGTTTCCCTATTACGGTCAAGCAACACTCTACAAGTCGGTATGTTCCAAAGTTCTCTTACGAATCCGTTCTGATCACGGACAATTTTTGCAAATGCTCCCTTTGTCAGCATCAAATTAAACACATACATATGCCAAAACTCATAAGCTGTAGTCTCAAAATTAGGAGTGTAGCGCAATAATTTATACAATGGATGATTTATTGCCCTTGTTTTTCCATTCCCGGTGTCTTTATATAAATGGCATCCTAAACTTGCCATCGTTTTTGAGACCACATCTGCGCACCGCAGCACTACAGCTACTTTTAAAGCTATGCTATGACTAACTTTATACCCTTTGCCCAATAAAAAAGCTCTCCAAGCATCATCATTTGAGAGAGCGGGATAACTTTCTGTACTTCTTCTTTCTATCAACTTTTCAAATATCCCCATCTACTTCACCACCTTACAAGGCCAACCTAAGTAAATAAAAAATCCACCTATTACAATCCAAGCGGCAGGTGGATAAATCATATATATGCCTTTTCCTACCATAATTAAACCAATAATCATTAACATGTCTTTAATATTTATTATTTGGGTTATTTTTTGCTTAAAATCCTTGACTTTTTGTTTTATTATTATAGTTTTCACCACCTATTTTAGAGCATTATTATTCCTCTATCTGCTGTATATGGACAGGTATCTTTGCTTGCTATAGTCAATTTGTGAGCGTTAATAACTGCATCAACCGGATCAATTCTTCCTTTTTTCGTTATATCTTTGTCAACTTTAATTTCTTTGAATGAATTACTCACCGTCTTTGCATATATTACACTCCATGTAAGAAGTTTATTACGTTTATCGTATATGATATTACCTGCTTCCACTTCAAGTTTAAAATCAACAGTAGCATCATTAAGACTTTTACAGCTTTGCACAATCATTACACAGTTAATCCCAAAAGATTCAAGGTCATTTAAAAAAGCATCAGCGTTATGAGGATCATAAGCAATGCCTTTAAGTTTTAAATCATATTTTTCTAGAATTTCTTTATAGTACGTTAATATGTATTTATAATCAGTTTTTACTCCACCTAATGTTTCTGTTACTGTTAATAAACCTTCTCGTATCCACATGTCATAAGGTGCTTTATCCGTTTTAATATGATCGGCAACACGATTTGAGGGAATAAAACTATGTGAATCAACAAAATATTTTTTCTCATTATCAACATTAAAGGGAAATTCTAAAGCTACTGAAGTCAAGTCACCGCCTGAAGATAAATCAATACCTAAATAACATTCCTTGCCTCTCATGTCTTCCAATGTAGTATCGCTTTCACACTTTTTCCAATGTTCAGGATTAATAAATTGGGTATCAGTAAATTGCACCCATATGTTTAAACCTTTAGTCATAAAGTTCCTGAGTTCCTCGCCTTGCATTTCTTTAGCTTTAACCGCATCGGCTTTTAAATTATTAAACCTCTGTGGTGTCCAGAGTGGATTTGCTTTAGGCCAAACGGATTCATCAAAAACTCCATTTTTCTTATTAATATCTTCTTTGTCAATTTCGCAAATAAAAATGAATTGAGTTTCATCAATTACAACACCATTTAAAACATTAATACAGTAATCATACAGTTCTTTGCAGGGTGAGTTCAAATCAAAACCTGCTGTTGTAATAACAGATATTAAATATTCCGGTAAATTTTTACTACCATCAACTAGAAGTTTATACATTTGATTGGTCTTGTGTTTCATATACTCATCAACTGAACCAAAGTAACTGCGTAGACCATCAATCGATTCTGTGTCTCTTCCAAGTGCTTTTATATATCCACCTGTTAAATTACAAAGGATTTGACTTTTATAATCTTGTATTGTAAAAAGTCCGTTTTTGGTTTTTGTTCCTGATAATTCTTCATCAGCATTTATAAATTTATAACATTCACGTAGTATTATTTTTGCTTGAAATTCTTTTATTGCCGTAGTATAAATCTGCGGATATTGATATCCAGCAAAGTTACCGTAATAAAGAGCAGGTATTGAGTTTCCTATCGACTTTCCGTTCTGTCTAGCAACTTGGATATAGGATGTGTGATATCTCCTGTATCCAGTATTTTTATGTACCCATCCATTCCAGGAACCAAAAATAAAATCCTGAAACCCTTTACATTTAAACGGTTTAGGTTCTCCTTCTGCCAGTATGAGATTCTCAGCAAAGTCAATCATAACATGAGATTTTTCTTTATCCCAAATATAAGGAAATTCATCAGTTCCTTGTCTATCTAAATCATTCAAATGTCGTTTACAACAAAGAATTTCTGTTTTTCCAACAGGTCTATCAATCGTTCCATTCACAACAGACTCGGCATACTGTGTTGGTCTATCCACCCTGACTAACCCCAAACTTGCTCCACTTACTTTCTTGTTTTTCTTCTTTTTGTGGCACAACAAGTTTACATCTGCTGGAAATAGATAAGCCTAAATCATTTGCCGATTGCCTTACCATTTTAAATAATTTTTCTTGGAGCAATATCAGATCATAATATTTTTTACCCACAGTTTTAAGTTTTAATAATTTTGTAGTTACCTCCTGGTATTGATGCTCAGAAATAATAAACCTCGCCAATGCCTCATTATCAAGGTTACTCATAATATTTATATTTATAAGTTCATCAGCTATCCGACTAAACTCTTCCTTTAAATTTTCAGGTAAGTAGTTGGGAGGAGTAATATTATTTTTGGGTGCATGAATTTCAGATTTTAGCCTTTCCTCTATTTCTGCTTTAGTTATGTGTTTTTTACCATTTGTTACCACTAATTCAATTGGTTGTCTTCTTGACATAATTTCATCCCCCTTTCTGACATTATTTAGGTGTTCTAATTATTTTTATAAGGATTTTCTGCGGGAGAAAGG